AGCTCAACGTCAGTTCTTTAAGGGATATGATAGTGTAAAGAAAACCAATGAAGAATCAGATTATATCGGTTACAACTTTGGTGGTCAATTCAAAGACTCTTCTGAATGGGAAAATGCAGCAAAAAAGCGTGGATTAGTTGTTAAGTTATCTACTCATCCATCTGGCGAAGTGATAAAATACCAGATTGCTAAAGACAAGTCAGGAAACAATCGTGGACACTTTGATCACGGAACGAAATCCGGTCGCCTTACAGAAGAATCAAAACAGATCGATGAAATCTCAAAGAAACAAGTTTATGAAGAACACATGAGTGAAAAAGATGCTGAAAGTCTTGCACAGAGACACGTAGATGCAGCTATCTCAGCAAAAAAATCTGGAAACTTAGCAGGTTATTATGCTCATGCCGAAGCATCAAATTACATCCGCGATAAGATTTTAACACACACATATTCTCCAAAAGGTATACCTTCTGTAAAAATTCGATCAACCGCAAAGAAGCTTTTTCGTGAATCATCTGAACACAGTATCAACGAGGCAGAATATCAAGGACGTGAAGTCAAATTAGGTAAGCCAACCACCGGTGACGTTAAGAAGTTCAAAGTTTACGTCAAAGATCCAAAGACAGGTAATGTCAAAAAGGTAAACTTTGGCGATCCTAACATGGAAATCAAACGCGACAACCCAGAACGCCGCAAGAATTTCCGCGCACGTCACAACTGTGCAGACAAGACTGATCGCACTAAAGCTGGGTATTGGGCATGCCGATTCTGGAGCAACAAACCAGTTAGCAAGATAATCTGAGGTGTGTTGTGAGAGCAAGCGAATTTGAAAAAGCTGCCTTGGACGAAGCTAAACAAGGAAAGTTAACCTCGGGCCAGCAACGTGCTACTCGTGGACTGCATCTTTATAGCGACGGTAAACACGTTAATAATGATTACACTCAGTATCGTTTGAGCCTGGCCCTTGCCTGCGCTGATGGAACAAACCCAGTAGAGATGGATTCTGAGAGCTGGATAGGTAAGAAAAAGAGTGTGCATCCTTACAGTAAGATAGAACACGACATGCTCAAACATGCTTATAAAGCAGTAGGGGCATCACATAGTGATCTCAATCACGGTGATATAGACAGCAGAGAAGATGATGATGTACAGCGGGTTAGCCCAACTGCTGCCCGCAAGAAAAATCGTTACGGAATCTGATCATGGAAATCGATGAACTGCGCAAACTTGCCGGCATAGGCAATGCAGCAACTATGACAGCTTATCAGGGCAGCAATATTAGCATGACTGGTACAGAAAAAGCCGAGATACAGAGAAAGAATAAGATAGAACCAGGAACACAGGATTGGTTCCGCTTGTGGTTCTCTAGGCCTTATCTAACAGGCGAAAAACCTATTTGAGATCCAAGTAAGGTTTCCAACTTTCATGGTTAATATGCCAATTGAGATGGTCTGCTGAAGCACCTACGAGATGCCAGTATTCTGGTTTGAATGGTAATCTCCTAGGCAATTGATGCTTGTCGCCTTTCTTGAAGTTGCAAGTCTGGCAAGCAGCAACAGTGTTCTCCCAAGTGGTCTTACCGCCCTTGCTCATAGGCTTTACATGGTCGATGGTCAGCTCATCATTATCGCAAGTCTCACCGCAGTATTGGCACTGATAGAGATCCCTGAGATAGAGATTCTTGCGTGAGAATCTAACAGAACGCTTGTACTTCATGAACTCTTTGGTGATAGCCAATGCAGGTACATTCAAAGTCCTGCTTGGACTATGTACTTCCCAATCATCATATACTTCTAATACCTTGATTCGATCTAAGAAGCTAAGTTTGATAGCTTGCTGCCACGGAATCGTGCTGAGTGGCAAGTAGCACAATGGTCTATAATCTCCATTTAAGACCAAACAATCGCTCATAAATCACCTTTGGGTTACCTTTACCTTTAGTTATTAAACTACATTATATCAACCCTGTCAATTGATTACAACCATAAATATGCAGTGGAACGCGACATAAGAGATGAACAGCTGACTACGATCCACATATATTACTATATGCCGGATTATAACAGTCTGCTACAAGAATTTTCATGGCAAACAATAGACTACGATCCAGAATTCCCTCGCACACATCGATTCTTAGATCATTGGAAGTCTAACGTCGAGGCTCGTATCCAGGCTATATACTTGATGCACGCAAATTATTGGGGACAGATGCGAAAGATCAATTTTACACATAGGTTTGAGCAATGAGTGGTTTAGAAATACTCGTTAAGAAAGCTTACAAGAAACAAAGCTACACTGATCAACAACTACGAGAGTTTGTGGCCTGTGCCGATCCAGTCACTGGACCAGAATACTTTCTCCGCAACTTCTTCTACATACAACATCCTACTAGGGGTAAGCTAAAATTTGATCCGTTCTCATACCAAGTAGATCTCATACAAGTATATCACGGCAATCGATTCAGCATCAACATGCTAGGGCGACAGATGGGCAAGACCACGGTAGCCTCAGGTTATCTCCTTTGGTATGCTATGTTCGTACCAGACAGCACTATCCTCATAGCAGCACACAAATACACAGGTGCGCAAGAAATCATGCAAAGGATACGTTATGCGTATGAAGCCTGTCCTGATCACATACGAGGCGGAGTAGTCAGCTACAACAAGGGCAGCATAGATTTCGATAACAGCAGCCGCATAGTCAGTGCTACGACCACAGAAACCACTGGACGTGGTATGAGTATCTCGCTGCTATATGCTGATGAGTTCGCGTTCGTTAGACCTACCATAGCCCGCGAATTCTGGGCTTCTATATCCCCAACGCTGGCCACTGGTGGTAAGGCTATCATAACATCAACACCAAACAGTGATGATGATCAGTTCTCCAGCATATGGAGAGGTGCGCTCAAGAATCTGGATGAGTTCGGTAATGTGACCAAGCTAGGTGTCAACGGATTCGCACATTATCTGGCTAAGTGGGACGCACACCCTGAACGCGACAGTGTGTGGGCAGCTGAAGAAGAAGGCAGGATTGGTCCTGAGAGATTCCGCCGTGAACATCAATGTGAATTCATCATATACGATGAGACATTGATCAACAGCTTGTATCTAGTTGAGATGGAAGGTCGTGATCCTATAGAACGACAAGGACAAGTACGTTGGTATAGCAGACCAATCAAAAACATGCAATACCTGGTTACTCTGGATCCTAGCCTGGGCACAGGTGGCGATGACGCTGCTATCCAAGTGTTCCAATTACAAGGCATGAAACAAGTAGCAGAATGGATGCATAACAAGACTCCTATAACCAAGCAAGTATCGATATTGCGGGAGATCAATCGATATATCGCAGAACTAACAGACGATCCGATTGGGATTTATTATACAGTAGAAAATAACACCTTGGGAGAAGCTGCACTACAAGCTATCGCTGAAACAGGTGAAGAAAACATAGTAGGAACATTCCTCAGCGAGCCACACAGAGCTGGTGCTACACGTAGATATCGAAAAGGGTTCAATACCACACATGGGAAGAAGATATCAGCATGTGCTAAGCTCAAACATTGGATAGAGACCGGCAAGATGACAGTAGTTAGCAAGCCACTATTGTCTGAACTCAAGACGTTCGTAGCCCACGGTGCTAGTTATGCAGCCAAAACTGGAGAGAAAGACGACCTAGTCAGCGCATGTTTGTTAGCAGTTAACATGGCACAGATCCTACGAAATTATGATCCTTTGCTATCTGAGCAGCTCAGCGATGATATAGGTGATATTATCGAACCCATGCCGTTCGTCATACTTTAGGTAAATATCAACATGAGACCCATAGAGAAAACAGCGTATGACCTATTCCAGAAGCTTCGCGCTCGGCATAGTCCAGTAACACTTGGCAGCGAGTCTGCCGAAAGCACTTCTGACCCTGCCGAAGCACGATTCTTTAATTTTGTTTATAGCGAAGATGGAGAGTCTAAAGGCCCAATAACTATCAGCTTAGTAGATAAGCGTGCGATGAAAGTGTTCTTCAGTGACAACATTCTAAGCCAGTTACGTGACAAAGATAATTGGTACGGGTTCCTCAGGGAATTGCGTAATTTTGCCAAGAGAAATCTCTTGATGTTTGACGCTAGGGATATAGCTAAGAGCCAGCTAGACACCCGAGATTTTGGATGGCTAAGCAAGGTAGATGGAACTATGAAGCAATCGGATATCACTGTATCAGAAAGCACCATGTGGGGCAGTAAGCGCAGGAGCTATCAAGCATTAGAATCAGTCAAGATGATAGTGCAGCATACTAAGAGCGTTGATGAAACTGTACCAGGCGCACGCAGTCGCAGCATACAAGCTATCTACCTCGAGCGAAACGATGGCGAACGTTACAAGTTTCCTTATAACTACCTCACCGGTGCAAGGGCAATGGCTCGGCATATCACAGAAGGTGGAACTCCATACGATCCCCTAGGTCAACACATACTAGGAACGATCAAAGAGATGCGCGATCTCAGCAAGTTTGCTAGGATGACAAAGACTCATGCACTAGAAGACGGTTCTGCTGCAGAAGTCAGGCAGAGGGTAGTTGAGAGATTCCGAGGACTAAAAAGTACTCTCGGAGCATTGTCTGGCACTGCTGGATACACACAATTCAAGGAGAGCTTCCAGCCTCCGATAAACGAACAAGAAGATCAGAACTTAGAAGATCTGCGCGAAAGATTTACAAGAAAGATATGGGACAACAAGATGGAAGAGCTATTACCAGCGGTCGTGCGTGCCCTTGAAAGCGCAGAAATAACAGAAGCATCTAGCTCCGTAGAGAAGCAGATCAAGGACATGAACAGGCTAATAGTGCTCAAGCGTGATCCTAATGCAGATTCAATGATCCGAAACACTAAGTTCAACGATGCGATGGGCCTCATGGGGTTCGTGTTAAGCGATATCGCAACCAGAGCTATCGGAGATGACATGGACCCATTGGCTAACTTTGCTGCTGACGTAGCTGAGAGAATCGGTGATCGTGAACTTGCTCCCGAAGACAAGCAGCTAGGCATGCTACTAGCCAAGCGTTATATCGACGACATCAAGAAGATGGCGACTGATCCAGAGTATGCTAGAATGATCCGTATGGATCCAAGCGAAGCATACGGTGCTAAGCGCAAGCGCAAGGGCGGGTTCCACGAAGCTGATGCGTTTGAATCTTGGGTTAATGCAGTTGATGAAGGTGCTCCGGATGATGTTGAATCAGTGATGAGCAAGATAGCCGACGCGGGCGACGATGGATATGAGTTTATACGTGACGGCATTAACGGTTCTTTTGGCCCTCAAGCACAAGCACGTCTCCAGGATATGTATGACGATATATCTAGAGAAGCTGGGTTACATCCAGATGATGATAGCGAAGAAATTGTCAGTCGCATGATGGATCAAATTGGAAGTGATCATGGTGTTCAGAACGAAGGTAGCGACAACGACAGCACTGAGGGATCTTCTGAAGACGTTGATCAGATCACACCAGTAGCTGCGGCTATCATAAACAGGATCATGAATAGGCATTTATCCCTGCTTTCTCAGCATGGTCCAGAAAAAGTATTAGCTGCGGTTGAGATGGTAGCAGACTATGCAGGTGATGTAGATGAAGTAGGTAGCAGCGATGTCAGCGGATGGGTCAAGCAAGTTGAACAAGAGCTCAGCGGCATGAACGAAGCAGCAATCGCCGAACTCCAGACACTCAGCGGCATGACTCGCGTTGATCCGCGTGATCCTAATGCGATAACCAAGACTGCATTGGCTAAACAAGGTATCACAACTGGCGCTGATCCTAGGACTGGTGCTATGACTGTTAGCAAAGGTGTTAACAAGCAACAGGTGTTAGCGGTTCTCAAAGGTATAACAGCCAAGAGCAAAGGCAAAATAAATCCTTCAGTAGTGATGAATAGCGGTGAAGATCAATCAGAGCCGGTCATGGAAAAAGAGATCCGCGTCAACAAGACCGATGATCAAGACAGCGATGGCGACACTGATTTCGCAGACATCATGATTGCTCGCAAGGTTAAAAGTGGTCAACCCAAGAACAAAGCTATAGCTTCTACTAGAGACAAGTCCTACAACGAAGTTGACATGCACGAATCAAACATGGTTGGTGAGAGCATAGCACTGTTGAAGAAGCTCAGTGGCCTTTAATCCAAAAATCTTAATCTAAGCCAACTTTTAATTTGCATGATAAATAGCTTTAGCATATACTCAGTGGAGTATGTGCTAAGGCATATACAGGCATGAATAGGCAAACGAAAGGATTTACATCATGGCTTCACTAGCAGAGATACGTGCAAGGCTCCAGGCACAAGACACACGGAGCAATAACCAGGGTGGCGGCGATAAAGGCATCTATCCGCACTGGAACATTCCTGAAGGTACTACAGCAAAGCTTCGATTCCTCCCAGATGGCAATAACGCCAATGACTTCTTCTGGGTAGAACGTGCGATGATCAAGATGCCATTTGCTGGCATCAAAGGTCAAATGGACAGTAAGCCTGTAACAGTACAGGTTCCTTGTGTTGAGATGTGGGGTGAGACATGCCCAGTGCTCAGCGAAGTACGTCCATGGTTTAAGGACAAGAATCTCGAAGAACTCGGACGCAAGTATTGGAAGAAGCGTAGTTACGTGTTCCAGGGTTTTGTTCGCGAAAGTCCAATGAACGAAGATAGCCCATCGGAGAATCCAATCCGTAGGTTTATCATTGGTCCACAGATCTTTAATGTAGTTAAGGCTGCATTGATGGACAGTGAGATTGAAGAGTTGCCAACGCATATTGAACGTGGTCTAGATTTCCAGGTCACTAAGACTTCCAAGGGTGGGTATGCTGACTACAGCACGTCAAAGTGGGCTCGTAAAGAGACTGCATTGACTAATGTTGAAGCAGCCGCTATCGAAGCGCATGGGTTGTTTAATCTCGGAGACTTCCTGCCCAAGAAGCCAACAGCTACTGAACTGCAAGTGATCAAAGATATGTTTGAAGCATCAGTTGATGGGCAAGCATATGATCCTGATCGTTGGGGTCAGTATTACAAGCCGCCTGGTTTGAATGTTGGTAGTGGACGTGCAGAAGTTGACGAAGATGCACCCCGTGCAGCAGCTCGTCCTGCACCAGCAGCAGCTCGTCCTGCTCCAGTGGTAGCTGATGTAGACGATGATGTTCCTTTTGATACTGATCCCGTAGAATCACCTAAGCCTGCTACAGGTGGCAGTGCTCGGGCTGAAGACATCCTCGCAATGATCCGCGCACGACAGAAGTAATAAAATTATATTGATAGCGCAGAGAATCTGCGCTATCATTTATTTTAAGCACCAAGGAAATCTATTATCATGGCAAAACCGTTTGACATTTCAAAGTTCCGCAAGGACATAACAAAAAGTATCGAAGGACTCAGCATTGGATATAACGATCCGACTGATTGGGTATCGACAGGCAATTATACACTGAACTATCTAATCTCAGGGGATTTTCACAAAGGTATTCCTCTGGGCAAGGTAACAGTGTTTGCTGGTGAATCAGGTTCAGGTAAGAGTTACATCTGTTCAGGAAACATCGTCAAAACAGCACAAGCACAGGGCATCTATGTTATCCTGATCGATACAGAAAACGCCCTTGATGAAGAATGGCTCAAAGCACTAGGAGTCGACACTGACGAAAGCAAGTTACTCAAGCTAAACATGAGCATGATCGACGACGTAGCTAAGATGATCAGCACCTTTATGAAAGAGTACAAGACCATCGCAGAAGGCGATCGTCCTAAGGTGATGTTTGTGCTAGATAGCTTGGGCATGATGTTGACACCCACAGATGTTAACCAGTTTGAAGCTGGTGACATGAAGGGTGACATGGGTCGTAAACCCAAGGCTCTCACAGCGTTGGTGCGTAACTGCGTTAACATGTTCGGTAGTAACAACGTTGGATTGGTAGCAACTAATCATACCTATGCAAGCCAGGACATGTTTGATCCCGATGACAAGATCTCAGGCGGCCAAGGGTTCATCTATGCGTCCAGCATTGTGGTAGCTATGCGTAAGCTCAAGCTCAAGGAAGATGAGGATGGCAACAAGATCTCAGAAGTACGCGGCATCCGTGCAGCATGTAAGATCATGAAAACTCGCTATTCTAAACCATTTGAAAGCGTGCAGATCAAGATCCCATATGAGACTGGCATGAATCCATACAGCGGTCTCATTGATATGTTAGAAGCCAAAGGCATCCTTAAAAAGGACGGCAACAGGCTTGCATACACTAGCTCTAAAACTGGCGAGATCATTAAAGAGTTTCGTAAGAACTGGACTGACGAGCAAATGAATACTGTTATGGAGGAGTGGGACGATACATTTACTCCTATGTCTGAGAACGATCCAGAAAATGATACATCGGAATAAGTATCGCCAACCAAGGAGTGATACAACGTGCATACACATTTTTTCTGGAAGATACTAAGTGAATACATCAGCAACAAAGATCTAGAACCGGCAGCGCATCATCTCGTTAGTGAGCTGATCGATGCCGGTGCTGATGAAGATGAGCTATGGGATATGTGCAAAGGAAATTCTCTTCTTCGCAGGATCGTGACAGATCAGATAGGCGACGCAAGAGAAGATTCTGAAGAAGATGAAGAGATGTGATGAATTGGGAAGAATTAATTGATGTAGTATCTGAGTTAGTTAAAGATACTGATATACGCAAGCAGATTTATACCAGAATGATTGATAATCATACTCATTATAATGAAGATTTAGAAGAAAATAAAGGTGTAGATCCTGCTTGGGACGATGTAGTTAAAAACTATATTGACGAAAAAGAAGACGATACTGACGAAGATGATTATAACTATGATTATGAAGAAGATGAAGAGATGTAATGAATTGGTATACCCGAGTAACAGCTAGCCTCAACGTCATACCTGATTTCATTGATCACTATGACCGTGAGCTTGAATCAGCTAAACGAGACGTGAGGATTTCGGGAAAGATAGAAAAGAATCTATCTGATCTTCCGGGGATAACAGAGCATCGATTCAACCAACTGCAAGAGATGGAAGCAGTGTTAAACTATCTCAATATACAACTAGCTAGGCTTCGACGCAAACATTTCCAGAAGTATCTAGAAGGGTACAATCGTGCTCTGAGCGCTCGTGAAGCTGAGAAATACGTAGATGGCGAACCAGAAGTAGTTGATTTTGAAACCATTATTAACGATGTAGCATTAGTACGCAACAAGTGGCTAGGAATCATGAAAGCGTTAGAAAGCAAGAACTTCCAGCTAGGACACATAACTAGATTACGTGTTGCCGGCATGGAAGATATCTCAATATGATAGACCAATCTGCTTTAGAAACGCTGCTGAACCTTAATAACCACGAAGACTTCATCGATCAGCTCGAGATCATAGCTGACATGGGATCAGGTTCTGGAGAGTATTCTAGTTGGTGGGCGAATCAAATTAAAGCTGATGGTACACCTTACAAGCGCATGATCATGGCTGTTGACAATAAGATACAGTTAGACAACAAGAATAGAAGCAGCAACATAAGACAGATACGCACCGATTGGGACAAGACCGGACTGCAAAAGAATCGTGTAGATCTCATATGGTGCTATGATAGTTTTCAATATGCAGTTGATCCCTTCACTACTCTAGCTCATTGGTGGGAGATCATGCGTGAAGATGCTATGTTGGTCATGGCTGTTCCCCAAACAGCCTTCATTGACGATCTAGCACGCTGGCAGGTTTTCCAACCACCAGGTTGTTATTATTCGTGGAACATGGTCACGCTGATACAAGCATTAGCTACCAGCGGGTTTGATTGTCGTGAGGGTTTCTTGCGAATGAAACGACATGATAACATGCTGTGGGCAGCAGTATATAAGAGCAAACACGCTCCAATGGATCGCAGCAAGACCACTTGGTATGATCTCATGGAAAAGAAACTGTTACCAATCACAGCAGAACAATGCGTGATGAAACTAGGATATCTCAAGCAAGAGATGCTAACATTAGAATGGTTAGATCATCAGAGACATAATTTAGCCATAGAAAGCATACCATGATAAAGTACATCAAAGATCTCATAAACAGATTTAAGTTAGAACTCCGTTATAGGAAGAAGCTCAAGGAACTGCGTAAACGTGACCCATTCATCTACGATTGATCACCATGTAGGTATCAGCCAAGGTTTCCACGATGCAGGTGCAGCAGTGGTATCTAGCGATGGCAAGATAGTGTTTGCTGGACACAGCGAACGATACAGCAAAAACAAAAATGATCCGCAGCTAGACTGTGCGCTCATGAACGAAGTAAGGCGATCTGCGCTTGGTAATATCAAAATCAATTATTATGAACGTTCCTGGTTAACTAATCTGCGTCGATTTTGGACGGGACAAAAATTGCATAACAAGGTCGGATTAAGAGCTAGCTTAAAATATGCTATGCTTCCGATAGAACATAAATCCTGGGGGCATCATCTCAGTCACGCAGCGACCGCTTTCCAGACTAGTCCTTTTGATAGTTCAGCAGTGATAATAGTAGATGCCATCGGAGAATGGGATACAGCCAGCATATGGCGTGCTTGGTACGATGATCAGGGCCGAGCTCAATATAAGAAATTATGGAGCCAAAAGTATCCGCACAGCATCGGCTTATTTTACAGCGCCATGACCAAGCGTGTTGGTCTCAAGCCAATGGAAGATGAATACATACTCATGGGCATGGCAGCATATGGCGACAAAAGTGGGGTCGCAAAAGCAATGTATGATGAGTTCATAGTTGACGTGCGTGGAGGTAAGTTTAAGCAAAATCTACACCTCGGCTGCGACGATTGGCGACCAGACCTATCAAATGAAAACATCGCAGCCAGCGCACAATGGCTTACTGAGCAAATGCTATTAGATATTAGTGATAGAGCTAAGAAGCTTACCAATGAAACAAATCTATGCTACGGAGGCGGAGTCGCACTGAATTGTAGTTTCAACAAACATTTGCCTTGGTACTGGAACGCGGTCTGGATCCCACCTAATCCAGGTGATTGTGGATCTGCATTAGGCGCAGCAGCACTAGGGTATGGTAAGAGATTAGATTGGCGCGGAGCTTTCTTAGGTCACAATATCAGAGGAAATCTAGATGTTGATTGGGTCGTTGATGAGCTAATAAGCACTGGTATCGTTGGGGTAGCCAATGGGGCTGCGGAATGGGGGCCTAGAGCATTAGGTAATCGCAGTTTGCTCGCCGATCCTCGCCGAGAAGGAATCAGAGATCGGGTCAACGATATCAAACAACGTCAGCGTTATCGACCTTTTGCTCCCGCAGTCTTAGAAGAACATGCTCGGGAACATTTTGATCTCAGGGATGGTGCTTGTTATAGATACATGCAATATGCAGTCCACACCAAAGATGGCTTTGCTTTCCCGGCTGTGCGTCACATAGACGGTACTGCCAGGGTGCAGACTGTTCCTGAAGGCAATAGCAACATGCGTAAGCTACTAGAGGTTTGGTATGCTAAAACAGGCTGCCCAATGTTGATGAACACTAGCTTAAACATCAAAGGTCAACCTATGGTCAACGATGCTAACGATGCTTATAGATTCCAAAATATGTACGGTGTTAAGGTAGCAACTTAGATCTAAGGCCACGCCAGGCTTGCCCAAGCTCGTTGGAAAACCATTCTTTGTGCGCTAAGTCTATCAACCATTGTGATCGGTCGGGCCTCGATAGATGATTTATATCAGAGATTTTATCAGTGCCCATCTCATAGGCCAGGCTATCCTCACTGACTATCACTGGCGTTCCTGCTAATACTGCTGCTACTCCGCTGTTGCTTGAATGTGAGATCACGCAATGGCAATGCGCTAAGAGATTTTCTAGATCAAAGCTGTCATATGTTTGATGTATCTTCTTAGGTATGTTCCATTCTACACCGTATGCTTTATAGAATTTTTCGTCGATCTTAAAGAATATTTTTTCCCTGTATCTAGGATGGCTACGTATCACGATCGGGCGATCAGTATACTTCCTGACTTCTAGCACGATGCTCTTATAATAGGTATCCATCAGAGGCATCTTTTCCCATTGCTGGCTTTTTTCGTGTTGACCGCATATTAATACATAGTCACCACCATGCCAGGGTTTTAATTCTAATCCTAGCTTAGCTGGCCTATTAGGATCAAGCACATCTATCTTAGGAAATATAGCTGAACGATTGATACCATTCGCAGTCAGGCGCCAGGTCTTGTCACGGACTAACCCCCCAACTTCAGCGACAATCACAGGTTTGTTTTTGCTGCGGAACTCTTTCCATACACCGTGGTTGCGGCTCATCCTCCCTGACCACAACACGCTCCAGATAAAAGCAGCATCGCCTTCAAAACTCTGATCGAGTAATTCATCACCGGTTGCAATCATTTGGTCCATGATCTTCTTATAGAGATCCTGTCCATTGAGTGCAACGCAACTGGGCCAAGTTGTTATACGCATATTAGTAATTATCCCGCTATAAATACCGTATGAAATGTAAGATTATAAGACTAAAAGACGTAGAACTTTCTGAGAAACATGCGCAAGATTGCCTCGAGCAAGCATTAGGATTTGATTTAGATGCCGAACTATTTGATGCTATCAACGGATTCGAATATCAAGAACACATTACAGCATTGGGTATTTTTCCTAAACTAGAAGCATTTAGGGCAAAAGAGAATAAGCTAGGCATCTATGGATGTTTCTTAAGCCATTATTATCTATGGAAGCAATGTTACAAAGAAAACGTCCCTTATCTCATATTAGAACATGACGGATATATGATACGGCCGTTGCCTGAAGATATACTAGACACATTTGAAGATGTGCTAACATTAGACAGGCATGATCCATATTCAGTCATCTATGAAGAACTCTTAGAACTAGACAACAAATTGTCCTATCAAACTTATCCCCACTTCAATTATCAAATTAAAAAGTGGAAGACTGAGTTAAACGGAACAGGAAATCATTTGCGTGGTGCTTATGCCTATATTATTAAACCCAATGCTGCTTCTAGATTAGTTAATTGGGTAAAAAAACATGGATTTTTACCAGCTGATCATCAGATAGGCAGTGCTGTGGTAGAGATTAAAATGGTAGTACCTAGCCTGGCTAGATTACATCCGGCCTATTACGGAAAAATCAATGAAATGAGCCTCACTCAGAATCTAGAAACTTTAATGTATAGCCCCGACTCATCTCTTCCCGAGTGGACTGTGAATATGCTAGATCGTTAAACAGTTGTTGACGGTTGGGTTCGATGGCAAATGCTTCACAGGTTTTAAGATCACTTAAATTAAATGATATTGGGTAAGCAGCGCAATTCTCATGGCATATAACCGGAACGCCCATCCTCACGCATTCTATCGCCGAGTTGCTATTATAAACTACCACAGCACGGGCGTTTTTTATGTCCTCTGATAAAGGCACGTCTTTGCTTGGATGTCGGTCTATTCTTAACAGATTGCCTCGAGCATCAACTATAGGGTCTTCGGGTTTATCCCGCACTTTGATAGGATGATCAGTGTATTTGCGGATGTCTCTGAGTATGTTATCTTCCCACGTATGCGCATCAAACAACCAACTGATAGCATTGGTGGGAGGTAATACTAGTATAGGGCCGTCGGCCGTTCCTCGCCACTGCTCTAGCCGATACTTTGCTGCAAAATACTGATCAAATCTATCACCGGGGCGTTGAGTTAACTTAGTGCCAAAGGTGTGTCTGTTTTTTACCACACGCATCCAATTTGGGTGATCGTATCCCTTGAGGAAGTAAGCATGATCAATGAACACAAAATCTCGTTTTTGTTCTACGCAAGCCTTATAAACTAATCCAGTGCCGCGCAGTATGCCTGAGATCACTATTAAATCACAATCAGGCAAACCGTCTCGTTCAAAACTGGCTATGCTCCTAAGTTCGCCGCGGCACGATGCTAACATTGATTTAACTATTTCTGTCGTGTGGGCTTTGCTTGTGTCGTATCCAACTAGCTTCATGGTTATCATTCGTTTCCGGTTACGATGTTATATATCTGTCGCCAATCTGTCGCACGTTTCACTGGGCCTTGATAATCCTTGTTATATGGATAATCTACTAATATAGTTTTCAAACCTACTCTAGCGCCAGCGTCTGCATGATCAGCACGGTCCTCTATCCACCAAGCATCTATGTTACTGTAATGTTCTCGCAAGAAATCCATCTTGCTTTCATGTATAGATAGATGGGCATTGATTTTGTTAAAGACATCCCCGAATATCCGGGTCAGATTGTTTACCCTCAACATTTGTGCGTAACGATCAACATGTAAGCTAGACACAACATCAAAGACATACCCGTGTTCTTCATTAAGCAGTTTCACGTATTGCACTGCATCGCCGATAGCTGGTAAGAATCCTATACAAGCTGATTCATTGAACTCCATTATCAACTTGATAGCATCATCTTCGCCGATACCATATCGAGAGCCGGCCCAAAATATCTCTTCGGTGCCAGGCAGTCTCCTATAACCTTTTTCAGCTATCCAAACGTCGAAAGCCCAATACCAGTCTAGTAACACCCCATCTACATCGGTTACAATTAGTTTAGAGGGTGTCACGGAGGAGTCTCCGGATCTCATCCCATGTGCCAAGATCTTGATAGTCTAGCACTTCGATACCCTTGCTGTGATATATTGGTGTTGATTCGATTTCGTTAGGTAACACTCGTTGTCGCAATGTGCTCTTCTCCATGAAAGCAATCGCAGGATCAAACGCTCGTTTACGGAAAGCAAAGCTACACCAAAAAGCATTGTATGTTTCGACATTTTCCTCGGGCTTGTCTTCATAGCCTTCGACTAGTCCGTCCTCGCGGATGCACAATGCACCTTTGGTTCTCAGCATCTTCTCATCGTGTTCTCTCTTATAGAAAAACGTAAACCCTGTTTCGGTAACTGAAGATTGTACTGCATCAACTAAGTCAACCCCGGGCCTAAGGGACATTATTGTGTCAGGTAGTAAGACTACGTTATGTTCTCCAAACAAATGTTTGGCACTCTTGATAGCACCAGTGTATTCACGTTCATTGGGATTCTGGAAAGTGAAGCTGATGTTAAACTTATCTTTGTACTTGCTGAGATACTTCACAATCTCCGTCTTGTCTTCGTTGATCACGATAACAAATTCAACATCACGCCTGCCGTAATCGCGGAAAAAGTCAAAGCTATAATCAATGAGAGCTTGTTCTTTGTCTAAGCGTAATATCTCTTTGGGATAAGGCAAGTTAAGTCTTGTGCCTTTACCGGCAGCTGGCATTACTACTGTTAGTAAGCTCATTTCTTTATCTCCTTGTGCAATAACTTTAAGTCAGTTTCCCAATGCCTGGCACATTGTTTGAATACCATGTCGTCTAGTTCGGCCCACTTATTACGGCGCATGACTTGCCTAGTTTCGTCGTTCTCTTTTAGGTGTTCCCACATGATGTCATACATGTTTACTTGTCGCTTTAATCTTCTTGCTATACTTGAATTCCATGTGTCAGCATAGTAATGAAACAGTCCGGGGAAGGTAAAGTATCCTAGTGTCTCAAACCACTTGCGTGTTATTGTAGGATGCGGGGTTGGCAAATTTTCGGGCGAATTACCGCGACTGCGACCGTCTTGGGTAGTGATTAAATATATGCCATCGGGATACTGAGATGATACTGATTCAAACTTTAAGTCCCAGCCAGGAGTTCTCATTATCACATCATCTGCTATTAGCGTTAGCAAATTGCCTTTGCTGACCTTGGCCATCTGATTCCAATAATAAACGGTAGTGCTAGGCTCAAATATCATTGCTCGGTTACGTATCTCTGCCGGATAATCATCTAAACGAGGATCATCAGACTGTAGTCCAAATATTATTTCGTTATCATTTGACTGTGTGCTTAGGACGCTGTCTAGGAATTGCATTGCCCGTTCAGGCCTGCCGCGTGTAGGGCATAATAAACTGATCATTCTGCCACCATCAAGTAATCGCTTCTAGTAGCACATTCTATTCTATAGCCTCGATCTTTTAACCAGACTAGGGTTTCTTGTTCGGGATTGTCCGGCTCACCTTCGATCACAAATACTGGCCTGCATCTCTTAATAGTTTCTTCTGCTCCCAAGAGGAATTCCATCTCTCCGCCTTGTATGTCGACTTTGATGAAAGTTGGACTAAAATCAAAGGCATCTAACTTCTCACATTGCATCTCACCATACGGAACAAACGTTTCGTCAGGCGTGCTAGTATACCATCCACTATCTGGGGTATTTTCTAAGTTATACAACATCATGCGCTTATTAGCATCACTGAGTCCGATCTCATGTATGTGTATTGATTCCAGGTCTTGGGTGTTTATACGCAAACAAGCTGCGGTGTTAGCTATTGGTTCGAAACAATCTATCCTGCCAGCACCGTTATTTTTCAACCATCTGGTCCATAATCCTACGTTAGCGCCAACATCTAACACCCAAGATAGATCTAATAGATGCGGCCTATCTAGCATCATCTTCTTCTGCTTTGGTTGGTACTCGGGATTTATGCTTAGATACTCGACAAAATGCTCATCATGCAGCGGAAACTTCCAAGTAAATCCATTGAGATCAGTGAAGTCTTTCATCATTTCCACCAATCTGATTCATCTCGGCCTTTGACGTGTCGTTCGTTTTTGCGACTACGACCGCTTTTTTTCCTGGCACCCTTCATGTGATCCATATAATCACCTAATATACAATTTATAAATGGATGTCCTGAATAAAATCCCGGGGTGATGTTATGATTAATCATGCCTGATGTTTCATATTTTTGCCTGACATAATCAAAGATATAACTGTCATGCCATTCCGGTAACCGAAACAAAGCATCTGAACGGTACATGTCAGCGAATGTTTCCCAAAAAGCCATCATCTTAGGATGCATTAGGTTGTATGAAACAAATCCACACTCAGTGTATTGCTTAGTACGACCTAGGTATGATATACCATATTTTTCTGTGATTCCATTTTTCCAGAAAGAACGCGGTGCAGCTTGTTCTAACAAATCATCTGGTATCTTACGATGGGTGATGGTATCTGCATCTAACCATACGATAGTTTTAATTTCCGCCAGGGGATTCTTAACTGCATCATACAATGCAAATACCTTATGACTAAATCTAACTGCGTCGAACTTAAAATCTTTAGCTAAACCACCGTGGGCTTTGATGTCTTTGTCATGTCGAATCTTAAAAGTCGTGAGATCTCGTACAGTATTTAGATCTCGAACGATCACCCTGGGATCAGCTGTGATGTTGGTATCTAATGCCACATCTTCAACATAGACCAGGATCGTTTGATCCATTGGCCAATGGGCTAAGAATGACTCTAGCATCCTGCGTCCATATAGTTCGTAACCTTTTTTATTAAATGTGGTAACAATCAAATAGTTGCTCATGACAGTATTTATAAATAGTTTTAATGACTGGATTAAATATCATATATCCCGATGGTAAAACTACTAGTAAATGTTGGCAAGTATTTGAACCTCTAATGCATGGCTGGCCAGATAGCACTGTTTCTACTGAGCTTATCTTAGATAATCGACCTATGTGCATATGGGGATTAGGACTTAATAATAAAGATTCGGCATTGAGATGCATCCGTGAAGGCAAAAAATGGTTGTTCACTGACATGCCATATTTCAATCGATGGATGGGAGAACACACCGCAGAACGATGCCATTGGCGACTAATCCCCAATGACATACATGTGACTAAAGTCAGGGATTATCCCAGTGATAGAGCACATGTGTTAGGATTGACACTAGCCGAATGGCGGAAAAAAGGGCAGCATATCTTGATCGCACCAAGCTCGATCACAGTCAACAGATTTGTCATTGATTCAAAACTTGATGAAACAAGCTGGATCGATTCAACTGTGGCTGAGATCAAGAAATATACTGACAGACCTATTAGGTTGCGCAAAAAACCTCGCAATGGTAAGCTCAGCGGGCCGATGGTTGAAACTGTACCTATTGAGCATGATCTGGCAAATTGTTGGGCAGTGGTTACCAGCTGTAGCATAGTAGGTGTGCAAGCTGCTATAGCAGGGATACCAGTATTCGGACATCCGCGAGGACCATCTGCACCAATAGCAAACATTAATCTCAGTGACATAGAAAATCCGGCCATGCCTGATCGAAGGCTGTGGTTGAATACTTTAACTTATAGCCAATTTACTAAAGCTGAGATGCGCAGTGGGTTAGCTAGAGAGATACTTCACCAACTCTTGTGATATTCGCTGAGCTCGGCTAACCATGCATCGGCATATTCAACTTCTCGATGATTTGGGAACCACGGCCCGCCTTGGGTATAGTGTATCGCATCAGGTTTACCATCTGTAGGTTCGCTGTAATGACCAACTAGCCAATTCCATGTGTGAGGTAGCTCGCCGATCTCTGAATCTTCTAACCAAGAGAATCGATGCAGATAACTCATCTCGTTATCATTGATCAACTTGGGGTCTAGATTCTTGTTTTTGGGATGCGAGCAGTTGAACAGTATGCAACTGCTCCAATTCTTGCGAGGATAAGCATACTGCACCTTGCCGTCCATCTTAGCTGATCCATCATGCACAGCATAATCGTGCTTGACTACCATGACCGCATAGCGATCGTCGGCCAGTTCAAATAGTTTGTTGGCATCGGTCTGAAACAAGAAGTCACAATCCACAAAAGCTGCCCATCCTGTATAATGATTCAGATGAGGTACTAAAAAACGAGTGAACGTGAATTCAGTGCTGGCCTTGGGATCATCTGGTCGAGTGACTAATCCTCGATCTTTAAGCTCATGCAATTTAAGTGCTTTGACTTCGATGTTATCGCCATATTTTTTTATGCTGTGCTTGCAAACTTGGTAGGCGATGTCTTCTCTAGAATCCCATCCAATATAAACTTTACGACTCATGTTATACTTCTCGAATCAGTATGTGATCTAATCCACGAGTGCATGTCGCTACATGTACATAGTTTAATTCATTTACGCAAAAAGACAATGCTTCTTTTTTATCGTAATATCCTTGCTCTATTACTAACACTGGATTGTTGTTTTCTAGAGTTTTAAGTGCGCCTTGGATGATTCTCATTTCAAACCCGTCAGTGTCAATTTTTATAAAATCAATGTCGACTAAGTTAAAGTCATCAAGCGCATATAGTTGCACTGGTATCCTTTGTGGTATCTTGATAACAGTTGCTTCCAAATGCCCACCTCCGCTTGCTAATACTATCTCAGCTTGATTACTTAGGCCTGTAGCAAACCAAGTTACATTATGTGCAAGAACATTATCTTCAAAATATTTGCTTTGTCGATAATCAAAACAATAATTGTGTTGGAAACTACTTTGCATAAAATGGGTAAATTCTCCTTCTCTGCATCCGATATCAATTGCATTGCGGAAATTTTTGATATAGGGTTTAGCTAGCGCCCAGGTGAGTTTGCAACCATGATCTTCTAATGCGGCGTTGAATTTTTTGGTAATCAGATAATCTGGGTGCCTCGAACTGTCGTATCTACTAGTCCATTCCAATGGCTTAACAGGCCAATTATTGCTCATTATCATCTCCTGATATATAATAGTATCATATTTATCTTTAGATTTTCTAAAGTAGTAAAAATATTGGATAGGGGAAACAAATGCGTAGCGGAAAAATTTGGGGATCAACAGAACTACTAGAAGCAAATGGTATGTTAGAGTTCCATAGGGCAGAGATAAAAGAAGGCTATCAATGCAGTAAACATCTACACAGGTACAAGTGGAACGGGTTCTTTGTTGAAAGCGGCATTTTAGAAATACACGTATGGAAAAATGGGTATGACTTAGTAGACATAACCATTCTTAAGGCAGGGGATTATACTAAGATACCGCCCGGTGAAAAGCATATGTTTGTATGCAAGGAAGATTGCGTCTGCTTTGAGCTCTATTGGGCAGAGTTTTCACACAATGACATAGAAAGAGATTCAGTAGGCAGCAAGAGTTAATTACTTCTTGCAAACTTTTTAGTCACACCAGCTCTTTTTTGCATCACCGTAATACTCGCGAGCATAGCCTTTTTCAATCAGCATTGCCCTCAGGCTCTTGCCATCTAGTATGATGTCGCCTAATACTCGACCACCATATTTGTCCCAATCCATGAGAGTAACCTGCTGGGTCTTGCTTTCAGCTAACAAACCCTTGGTAAACTTGCTCGCTGCTTCGCCTAATTCAGCTTCTTTTGGACACAATGCTCGGTGTCCTTTTTCTGGAGTATCAACACCAAACACACGGATTGACAATTCTTTCTTCAATGGGTCTGGTAAAAAAGTAGCTTCAAAAGCCACAGTATCACCATCGATGACCCGTGTGATCTTGTAATCGTATGCAACAGCTACTTTTTCAGCTGCGGTCACAGGAAAAGCAATCGCAATCGAGAACAACAAGGCTAACATCTTATTCATTTTTCGTCTCCAATTTATTATACTATATATCATAAAAGCTAACTAGATGTAATAGGTTTGGAAATTATGCAACGGAATCTAATCTGCGTTAAATGGGGATCAACTTATGGTCCTGAATATGTGATCAACCTCTATAACGGAGTTAAGCGTTATCAAGATAAGAACTTTGCGATTCACGTCTTCACTGACGATGACAGCCATCTTCCACGCGGCAAAAATTGGATATTCCACAGATTGCCAAATTGGAATCTCACAGCCAACAAGTCTTGGTGGTACAAGATGGAAATCTTTAATCAGTGGCACGGGCTTGTTGGTCGAAACCTTTATGTTGATCTGGATGTGATAGTAACGGGTGACATGACCACGATGTGGAACCATGGTGATGATAAGTTTGTGATCTGCCAAGACTTCAACCGAGTGTTTGCTCATAACATCTCTTTAGTTAATAGTTCAGTGATGGCGTGGAGTAACAGCAACCTCGATTGGTTGTATCAGAAATTTATTAACGATCGGCTCCTGAACACCAACAGGCTACGTGGTGACCAAGATTACATACACGAACAGATAAAAGACTACATCCGCTGGCCGAGAGAATGGGCCATGAGTTATCGATGGGAAATATGGCGGGGAGGTCATAAAGATAAAAGAACCAATCTCTATCATCTCGATGAATCACGCTCTCTTATTCCGCCGGATTGCAAGCTAGTAGTGTTCCACGGACGTCCAAAACCCCACGAAATCACTGAAAAAATTCTCAGAGAAAAGTGGATTTCCCCTTAAATTTTTGGAATCATTGCAAGAAAAATTTGCATTTTTCTGGTTGACACTAGCTCGTTTGGCTTTATATTAAGAATATAAGCAGTAAACAACGAACTAGGAGCAAAGCACA